GTCGTTCCACCACTGTTTTCTCGGAAACTAATCTTGCCAGAGTTGGCACTGTCAGCGGTGTCTGCCCGAATGAGCAATGTAGGGTCAGTGTCACTCGCTATTGTCGCTGAATCAGCAGTCACACTTCCAGTGACAGCAATGCCTGTCTGACTGATAACGACATTATCAGGTGAACCATCATCATCACGGAACGTCACACTGTCGCTGTCGATGTATAACGTGCCAGTGGTATTCGTCAAATGGGTGTAGCCACTATTGTGATGTTTGAGGGTAAATTCAGAAGCGTCTCCTAAAGTGAGAACATCGTCATCCCCTAGTGTCAACCCATCAGCAGTCACACTCCCAGTAACTGAAATTCCTGATGTGGTGGTTTCTAGTTTGGGTGTGGAGTACGTGCCAGCATCGTGATAAATTTGAACACTGTCGTTTTTGTTACATCTGATGAACTCCTCATTTGTTGATGCGTCACGAATCACAACATCGTCAGTTCCTTGAATTACTAAATCACTACTTGCTTTAATGTAGCTTGTCGATACACCATCATGATAAATCTGCAAGTCATCGGAATCACCCAGCTTTATCCTTATGTCGTCACCAACATCGTAATGTGCTGTTGCGCTTTGATACTTACCGTCACTAATCGTTTTATTGTAATGGTCTGCTAACTCAAAAGTACCGTAGGCAATAATGTCAACAAGCTGACCGACAACTGCACCAGAGGCTAGGACGATTGCTGTGCCAGAGGTGTCTGTGAAATCAGAAGTGTGAAGTTTCACCCCGTCCAAATACACATCAACGTAACCTGAATCGTAACCACCCGTCACGGTGAAAGATGTTTGACCAGCCACGGCTGTGAATGACTGCCTTCTGGATGTACCGTTGACTGATGACCCTGCGCTTGCCCACCCTGAACTGCCGTAAACCCGCATGGAGTTAAGCGTGGTGTCAAAGTACATATCACCAATGTTAACACCCGTTGTTGGCGCGGATGCGGATACGCTGTACTCGTTGGCGTAGCGGTTAACATCTGCAATACTTGCCGCAACTGTGTTCATGTTGGTTACGTTGGAGGCTGTGCCAAGCGTGTCCATGTCAGAAACTACGTCAGAAGTCGCTAACGTATTCATGTCAGAAACTACGTCAGCAGTTCCTAGCGTGTTTAGGTCGGCAACAACGTCTGCCGTACCCAGCGTATTCATATCGGCTATTGCGTCTGTTGTGCCTAGTAAACCTATCTGAGTTGATTTACCCGCAACCGTGGTGACATCTGTGCTGATTCCGGCTACCGTTGCCATGTTACCAACCACCGTGGTGGTGGCTAATGTGTTCATATCAGAAACTACGTCAGCAGTTCCTAACGTATTCATATCAGAAACTACGTCAGCAGTTCCTAATGTGTTCATATCAGAGACTACGTCTGCCGTTCCTAACGTGTTCATATCTGCGACTACATCAGAAGTCGCTAACGTATTCATATCAGAGACTACGTCAGCAGTGCCTAACGTATTCATATCAGAGACTACGTCAGCAGTTCCTAACGTATTCATATCGGCTATTGCATCCGTAGTACCCAGTAAACCTAGCTGAGTGGCTTTACCCGCAACCGCAACAACATCCGCACTGGTTGCCCAGTATTTCGATGAGAAGTTTGTACCGTCTACTGTACCCGTTGTCTTGGTTGCCCAATTTTGTGATAAGTCTCTGGCAGTTTCTGCGTTTGTTTCGGCTAACTCTGCCGCTGTTTGAGCGGTCTCTGCATTTGTCTCTGCGGTCTCTGCATTTGTCTCTGCAAGTTCTGCCGCTGTCTGTGCTGTCTGTGCCGCAGTTTTTGCAGTCTCAACATCCGCTACATTAATTGCCAACGACCACTTACTTGCCGCTAAGTCTGTGGCGAATGTTCCAGAGGTGTGATCTGCCATACAGAAATAAAGATTCTTAGTTGATGAATCTTTAATAGTATCGTGGAGGGCGTAAGCAGTGGAGGATGTCCAATTGCCTTCCCAGTTATACGGTGAGTAAAGAACCAAGTCACCAGAAGAGTCGAACCCGATAGTCTTTAATCCCCTATTCGTAGGAGTCTCGGTGATGACTTGATCGACCCCTAACTCAGCGGGGAGTTTAATTGATCTTGTAGTGACTTCCTCAGTGTTGTCGAAACCCGTCTCTGTCGCATCAACACGATCATTTATGTCGTTTGCCCTAGCCGTAGTTCCAGCAACTAAGTCACTAGGTTTCGTAAAAAAGTTGCTCATCTAATTAGACCTCGTATTGAATAATTGACTGTGACACCTTGGATGGTAAAAGATGGATCGGTGCTACTGTTGTGGTAAATTAATGCCGACATATTTCTACCAGACCCATTTAGTATTGATTCCATTTCCGTCACGATATTTGCTGACCAGTTAAACGAACCCCAGTTCGCGGTGTCCCAATAAGCACCACTCCCAGTCACTGTTATATCGTCAGATATTGTGGATGCGTGTGTACCAAACTCATAATCGGCAAGTAACTTCAAAGTCGCAGAACTACCAGATTCCATCTCTAACATCATCCGTCTAAACCGTTTCTTTTTGTGAGGTGTTTTAAAAGACGTAAAAGCCAATCTGAGAAATGAGTCAATGGAAGTGCCGTTGAATGATGTACCCGTATCTAATTTCATCACTGATCCATCAGTACAGCCCATATAATTGTCAGACAATGACGTTGGAGTGTGCGCCAACAGCCATGTAGTCCAGCCGACTACTTTGTTATTCACTAAGGTCGCAACAATTGCGGTTTTATCAGAGTAGAAAAGTCTATATTGATTTTTTGAGTAATTTACAGATGCACCAACAGCCAAACCTTGACGAGACTCTAGAAATGTTGTGATGGGTGTGGATAATGCCGCAGTATTGAAATCACCGAACTGTTGGGTCGTACTCAAGTAGGTGACACTTCTTCCATTAAACCAAACAAGTCCAGCGTCAATTAATTTCGTGGTGTTGGCAACTACACCCAACTCAGACGTAAATGATTTTAAGTCCCAATCCACCGATGATGTGCCATATAAAATACTTACCCTGTCTTCACCAGATATGACTAAGGCATTTCCTCGCATGGAGTCAACATTAGTGATCTCTGTACCGATACCTAACTCACCAGCACCAGTATTCAACGTCCATGATGTCGGATCGCCAACACCAGAGTGCTGAATTGAACCCCCTCCAAAAGACAGGAATAGATGGTTTTTGTGAACACCAACATGAGTTGGCGTATCTGTTGTCATGCCAGTGGTTAGCTGGGTGAAGGTAGTTCCGTCAAATTGAAAAGCCTTGTTCTTACCGTCAACACCGTACATCTTTTCTGTCGCGGAAGACCCCGTAAAGTTGTGATTTACAAACTCAAAATTACCACTGTCTACAAGCGTGGGTGTGGTAACTACTGTCCAACCAGAAGACGTTGCTTTGTGCATAACACAAGCTGTGCCAGCGGCATTGTTACGAAATACATAAACTACATCGTTATATTCCCAAACACCTAAAATATCCCCTGACCCAGTAACCACAGCGGGGGAGGGAGAGCCATCGTACAAAGTATACCCGTCCATCCTACGATAGCCACCAGACACAGCCGCTTCGTAGTTCTGAGCAATAATAGCCTTTCCAGCAGGGATAGCCATAGCGGGTGATTCTAAATCTAAACCTCCGCGTAAAGCCCACGACTGTGTTTGAACGGTCATGCTAGAGGCACATTGGCAACCGAAGGAGTTGGCATAGACTCAGCGGCTAAATCTGTTAGTCGTGTAGACAATTGCCTACTTGCATCTTGATATAATTCTGGGGCATCTTGCTCTGCGGCAAGGTACAGCATTGCTTGGTACAAGATAACCTCCGCGTGGGCGATTGGTAAAATTGGAATATCAGTACCCGAAGCTAAAACTTGTGGGGTTCTGGTGTACTCAAAACTTACTTTCCCAATTACGTCAGGAACACTGTTAAATTTAAGACTATTATCAGGTCGGATTGTGAATTGCGTGGGTGTCCCAGCACTAGACAAAGTGTTGTCGAAATTCTCCCAGAGGACATACTTCAAATAAAACTTATTATCCCCTGTCGGGGTGGAGTGGATTAGGGAGTAAGGACTCCACCTTCTCAGCACAGGGTCGAGTG